GGGGTATAATCTCCCCTGCTCTTATAACTTCTACACTACATCCAATCTCGAGACCGAGGTCTTCAATTATTCCAATGTTGTGTAGGCTTGCTCTCGATACTCTTGCGCCCTCTATATCAATAGGGTCTAAGATTCCAACTGGGGAAACATTACCTGATTTACCTACTTGCCATACGACATCTAGTAGCGTTGTGACTACTCCTGTTTGTTTGGTTTTCTTGGCAAATGCTCCTCTTGGATGATGAGAAGTATACCCTAACTTTTCGAAAGCTGCATTGTTGATGATTCTCCAAACATTTCCGTCTTGTGGAAACATAGGATAATCACTATCAATAATTGTTTCAAAGCCAGAGGCATTGAGATACATCATATCATCAATAAAGTCATCTGTTGGGTAGGGTTGTATACCATACGCAACAAAAGTTAAATCTCTTTTCTGAAATTCATCTGAGTCATGTAGACTTAGCGCACCCGCTGCATAGTTACGACTATTCTTAATCGTTGCTGGGGCTACTACTTCTCCTGTGATTTGTACTATTGGTGTGCCTTGAAAAGGCAATAGGTGTCGAGGTACTAAGAACCTCATGTTGCGAGTAATGTCAAGACCTTGCTTGCCATCTCCGCGTGTTAAGGCAATAGATAATGTGCCTCGAATGTATTGGAGGCTTACTGCTGCTCCGTCTAGCTTAGGTGTTACTGTTACAGGCTCTGCGCCATAGTTTGGATTTTCTAATGAACTGTAGGATTTTTGTAAGGAATACATAGGAAAAGCATGAGGATATCTCGCACTTTTATCTTTGATAAGATCGTGTCCTACCATCTTGGTTACACCTAATTGTTCTTCTAATCTGTCATAGGCTGCGTCTGACATAATGGGTTTACCATTATAGTACGAGAATCGTGCCTGATTTAATAATGTCTCTAAATTTTTCATATGTATATTATACTAAAATTATGAGGAGTTGTCAAGAAATATTTTACGTTAGGTAGATTTGATCCAGTATATCTTTAAATTCTTCTTCTAAAATACTCTTACTCTCTGCTAGAGATATAATTTCTACTAGTCCTTCAAAGAGTCTTTTACTATTATCAAAGTCAATAGGCATACTTATTCCTTGATTAGAGGGTTTCCACTCTTCTTCAAAGTCTAAATAATACTTTCTTAATGATATGTACTCAACATCTCTGAAAGTAGAAACTACAAGACGAATCTGTTCGTACTCAGTTTCCTGTATCATTTTCTCGTATATTGCGGGGGCAGTAAAATCAATCATTCTTAATGACTCGGTTAAGTGGGATAACACTTGTTACATTTTCAGGGACAAGTATCCTGTAAGAATCTGTGTCCCAGCAAAATAGTAATACTGTATGTTGTCCTTCTTTTGCTCTGTTTCTTTTCTGACGAATATAATCTGTAGAAAAGTCAGCAGTGCAAACATTATACTTTAGCTTTCTAGAGTTTTGACTTCTATAGGTGATTACTGCGTCACCTGCTTCTTCGAGTTTAGCTTTAAGCTCCTCTTTTTTCATTGATTCCTCCAATTTAATCTAACAAAAATTATTTTGTATTGCTAAATTGCAGAGGTCTCTTCTATGGGATGCAAAAAACCAAGGCAGTATGCACTGCCTCGGTTAAACTATTTTTTTAACTATTTAACGCTTCAACGACACCTTTGAAGTATACTGCAGCTTTACCAGTTAGTTTACTGATAATAGCTTCATCAACTTCTTGACCTGCGTCTGACAGAGCGGAAGTAAGACTTGCTTGAGCATCAGATACTGACACTCTTCCACCGCCACCACCTGCATTTGAGGTTTTAGCTGCTGGGGTTTTTCTTACATATACGCCTGCTTTGGTCAATATCATACGAACTCCATTTGGTGATTCACCAAGTTCGTCTGCTATGTCTTTTACAATCTCCATTGAAGTTTCAGGTGTTGGTTCTTGTTCCTGATACATTTCGACTGCCTGTGCTTTAGATTCTTCTGTCCAAGCCATGTTTTTTCTCCTGTTTTTGTTTTGGATCCATGTGTTGTTCCATACTGGTTTCCAACCTGTTCGGTCGTACTGTTGCGTATAAAATCTATCACTCATGTATATCCTTGTTTAAATATAACTATATTATATCGAAAATGAAACCATCTGTCAAGAAGTATTTTTCGTTATCTATAGGGCTTTCCTATCTTGAAAAATGCTTTTGTATGGTTTCTATCTTTTCTTCTGCATTTGCGATTTTTTCTATCTCGCTTTCGATAGCTTCAACTATGCCTGCATGCTCTCCTATACCTGCTGAATTTTTAAGGTACACTTGCACATTTGCTTTTGCAACTTCTACTTCTCCCTGTAATCTAGCGATTAAGGCTTTTAATAAATAACTCATAAGTATCCTTTGTCTTTTAGTGTGTCTTTTACCCACTCAACGCCGTAGTATATAACCGCAGACCAAATGCCGAGGTTAAGTAAAAACAGTCCTAATGTTGTGGGCAATGTAAATATAAATTCAAGCATTTTTTGTCTCCCAATCTTGTATTGCAGCTCGAATACTTCCTTCTGCCAGTACTGAACAATGCAGTTTAATAGGCGGAAGCTTTAATGCTTCTGCAATATCTTTATCTTTTATTAATTTTGCTTCTTCTATTGTTATGCCTGTTAGCATATCTACAAATAGCGAAGAAGATGCAATAGCACTACCACATCCATAAGTTTTGAACTTTACACTTTTTATAATGTCTGTTAAAGGGTCAATGCGTAGTTGTAGTTTCATTACATCACCACATGCAGGTGCGCCTTGCATACCTGTTGCTACATCTGGATCGTTAGGATTATATCTCCCAACTGAGAACTGTTTAGGACTTGCCAAAACACCCTCAAATCTATCTACTACTTCTTTACTATATGCCATGTTATTTTCCTTCCACTAATGCTTTGTCGCAAAATGCAACTATGAATACTTTTGATGCTTTGTCTGAGAGCGCTACTGGGAATAGAAAAGGTGTCATTATTGCAAATGCTGCTGCAGCAATAACCCACCCTAAAAATTTCCTTCTTACTAAAACACTATTGCTTTCTATACTTGCTAAGAAGTTAATAGAAGGATAGTATAATTTTGCAAGGGATATTATCCAAGCTGCCATGTAAAAAGCTATATAGTATTTCATAAATATTCCTGTAAGTGTCTTAAACTTCCAATGTTATACGCTAGTCGTGGAGCATTGTGCCCTGCGTTGCGTACAAATCCGAAGTAGGGCGATTCACACTCTGCCATTTCGATTTCCCATAATAGATAGCACTTGCTACCATATTTATTAAAGTTATGGGACTTTGTTAACTCTCGTTTTACAACTGCAATACAGTTGCCTTGAGCTGACCATACCCGCTCACCTATAAGAAATTCATCTTGAACGCAAGGTTCTGGTATCATAGCATTTTTAATACCTTTATAATCAGTATCGGGAAGTTTTTGTGGTACTCCCATTCGTTCTATTACTGCTTTGATAAATGCTGGTGAGCGATACAATGCCTTAGCAATGTCAGATGTATTAGAACCTTCTAAATAGTACTTGACTATTGATTTTTTCTCTAACTCTGTTACGCCCTTACCTTTGTTCTGTGCTTTTCTTCTAAGTCGGTGGTCTACTGTTTCGTTGTGGTCTGCGAAAATCTTACTAAGACGAGTAGTGTTGTATGCTATATTTAGTATCTCACACGCCTCTTTCTTTGTAATAGGCTTTTCAGCAGCAAGTAATTCTATTACTTTATTGATATTTGTTTCTGAGAGTTTTTCTTCTCTTTTCTTTCTAACTGCCATTCTGTTCCTCTTGCATTGAGCCTAAAAGAATAATTGCATAATGAATAACTTTGTATAAGTCTTTCTCATTTCTGCCTTCTTTCTTTCCAAAACGCTGTGCATATTTCATAATATTTCCTATGCAGAAGCCATCTCCATGACCATGCTCAAATACCATCTCTGTTGTTTGCTTACCTGTAGTAGCATAATGTTGGCTATATGTATTATTAACATAATGTTCTAGTCGGGACAATATTAAGTCCTCATTGAATTTGTACTGTGGTACTTGTTTTGTGTTATACACGGGTTATCCTTTTTTCATAATCGGCATAGTCTTCGTTCCACCAGTGTGGCTTGTCTCTGTATTTCCAACTGGCGAAGGTTGCCTTGTCTAAATGGTAATAGTCTCGATAGCTTTGTATCGGATTATCGTAATCTCTAAGATCTTCTGGCATTGCCAATCCGAACTTAGTAAAACCTACTCTCTCAAGATTCACTGGGTCTGGCAATTTATTTACTACTTGTTCGAT